TATAAATACTTGTGTCAGTTTAGCACAGTTGTAAATTGACATTTAGTAATTATATTAATAACAAGAACGCCATAATGGGTTCTTTAAATTAACTTGCTTTAACAAAGGAGTAAACAATGACAAATAAAGCACTTTCTATTTTTAATCAACTAAGACCGGTATCAGTAGGTTTTGATAATATGTTCGATCATTTTGAAAGAATGTTCGAAGATGACTTTAGAGTATCAGTACCTAACTTTCCGCCATACAATATTGTAAAGACTGGTAAAAACAGTTATGATATTGAATTGGCACTTGCTGGTTATAATAAAAAAGACATCTCAATTGATTTTGAAGATGGTATTTTAAATATCAAATCTATCAAAGATAAAGACGAAAAAGAAGTAGAAGACAATAATGGTGTATTACACCAAGGTATTGCTAAAAGATACTTCTCAAAAGCGTTTACAATTGCTGATGATGTTGAGATTAAAGGCGCTGAATTAAAAGACGGACTTTTAAGAGTGTCTTTAGAAAAAATTGTTCCAGAAAGTAAAAAAGCTAGAACAATCGAAATTAAGTAATACACTTAATAATAGAAAGGCGTGGCTTAAACACCACGCCTTTTTTGTATCTAAACCAGCATTGACTTATATGTTGACTTGTGATATATTTGAAACTATTAAATTATGAAGGAGATAGATTATGAATCTAACTAGTGATACCGTTAATGTTTTAAAAAACTTTTCAGACATTAACCAGAACATCCTGATTAAACCAGGAAACAAAGTCCAAACTATTTCTACAATGAAAAATATTTTGGCAGAAGCAGAAGTTACTGAAAAATTTGAAAGTGAATTTGCTATCTATGACTTACCAGAGTTTTTAAGATCGGTAGAAATGTTTGACAAACCGAATTTAAACTTTAACGGTGGTTCAAACGTAACAATCAAAGACGAGAAATCAGCACAAGCTATTAAATATTTCTTTGCTGATAAATCTGTTATTGTGGCACCAACTAAATCAATTACAATGCCAGATACATATGCTTCTTTTACGATTAAAAAAGAAGACTTTGAAAAATTAAGAAAAGGTATTACTAATCTTAATTTGCCAGATGTTGTTGTAAAAGGTAATGGTAAAACAATTACTTTAGTTGCTACTGATAAAAAGAATAAATCTTCAAACGATTATTCAAATACAATCGGTGAAACAGATAAAACATTTACTGCTTATTTTAGAGCTGAAAATCTAAAATTAATTTTAGATGACTATGATGTTTCTATCTCATCTCAAAAAATCTCACACTTTGTAAACAGAAATAAAGCTGTTCAGTATTGGATTGCTTTAGAACCTGATAGTGAATTTTAATGAAGTTCACTAAAACAGAATGGCACTCCGTTGCTTCGGAATTTAATTATGATATAGATGACGAAGCAATTGCCGAGGAGTTTGGATCTGTTCAGCGATTTAAAGAAATCATAACACACCAAGACCAACAGATGTTTGGTGGTATGGAGCCAGAAGGTGAAGAACCTACAGATGAAGAAAATGATAAGTTTTGGGATTTTGTTTCTGAGTGTGATTATGATAGAGAAGACGATTGGTGGACAGATAGAAAAGGTGGCTATGATGTCACTTTTAAGTATGAAAAAAATGATGATTAAGTTGAGGTTTATATTATGTCAGATTATTTGTGGGTTGAAAAATACCGACCAAAGACGATTGAAGATTGTATCTTATCTGAAGACGTAAAAGATACATTTAAAAAGTTCCTAGAACAAAAAGAAATACCAAATCTATTATTATCTGGTTCACAAGGTACCGGTAAAACTACTGTTGCTCGTGCTTTATGTGAACAATTAGAATGTGATTATATTGTTATTAATGGATCAGATGAAGGTAGACACATTGATACTTTAAGAAATCAAATTAAAAATTTTGCTTCTACAGTATCTATCACACAAGACGCTAATCACAAAGTTGTTATTGTTGATGAGGCAGACTATATGAATGCTGAGTCTGTTCAACCTGCGTTAAGAAACTTTATTGAAGCTTTTTATAAAAATTGTAGATTTATTTTTACTTGTAATTATAAGAATAGAATTATACCTGCTTTACAAAGTCGTTGTACTGTAATTGATTTTAAGATTACAAATGGTAAAAATAATGTAACTAAAGCCAAGTTTATGAAAAGACTTGAAAAGGTTTTGACAGATGAAAATATTGAATACGATAAGAAAGTATTAGCAGAGTTAATTCAAAAACACTATCCAGACTTTAGACGTACCATAAATGAATTACAAAGATATTCAGTACGTGGTAAAATAGACACTGGTATTCTATTCAGTTTATCTGAAGTCAATCATAAAGAATTGATGAGATCATTAAAAGAGAAGAAGTTTAATGATATGAGAAAATGGGTTGTTCAAAACTTAGATAAAGAACCATCTCATTTATTCAGATCGTTGTATGATATTCTTTACGATCACCTTGACGCTAAAGCCATACCTCAAGCCATATTAATTATTGCTGGTTATCAATATAAAGCTGCTTTTGTGGCTGACCAAGAGATAAATATGGTTGCCTGCCTAACAGAAATAATGGCGAGTTGTAAATTCAAATAGGAGAGATAATGGCTAGACGAACATTTTTCAGAAAACTTATTGTTAGATTGAGAATGTGGTACGCCGATATACGAGGACATCACGGCAAACGTTGGAATTACGAACCAAGTGACTGGTATATGGGCAATCATAAAAAGAAATAATCTTAAATTATATTATGTTTTTTATTGAAGATAACAGTTTTTTAAAACAAGAACACAAAGAATTACAAGATAAATTAAAATTAAATCAACCATTTTTAATTAAAGATTTTATTGATACTAGTTTCTTTGGTTGGAAAGACTTAGAACAATTAATTAACTTTAGACCATTACTAACTGATAATAGATTTATTGCTGTTAATGGTGGTAGATCAGAATGGCCGTATAGAGATTGGTTATCAGATGTAAATACATTTCCTGTAAATATTATAAAAGAGCAAATACAAACAGGAGCTTGTTATTTAAAAGATATGAGTCGTTGTAAAAAAGAAGTAAACGATTTAGTAAAATATTTTAGTGAACAAAATGATTGTCCAACAGACGCTCATATCTATTTTAGTTTGGTTGTAAACAACAATGATAGTTTTGGCATACATTGTGATGAAAGTCATAATTTTATTTTACAAATAGAAGGTGAAACTTACGTAAAAGCTTGGACTACAACTATTCACAACGGTAGAAGAATAGTAGATGAAGTTGCTGCTGATCCTGTCGTAGATGACACTTTAAAACCAGGTGATTTATTGTATGTTCCTGTCTGGCATTATCATCAATTTATTTCTAAAACAAAAAGATTGTCTATAAGTTTTCCTTCTGTATCAGACAACAAAGGCAAAAAAGAAATGTTCCAAGAACGAGAATGGATTGAATTATGAGTTATGAATTAAAAGATTATCTAAACGCTATTAACTTTTCAAAAGAGAAGTTGATGGATCCAGACAAAGATGATAATATAGACTTTACGTGGGAAAAGAAATATCCTGCTTATGTTGTTAATCGTTGTTTGTCAATGTTTTGGGATACCTTGGCAGCTGCCAATGAAATGAATGGTTATCACTTCTTGGAACGAAAGGTACAATTTGACTTTTTTATAAATAGTATCAGAAAACAAAAGAGATTTGGCGGGAAATGGTTATCACAAGCCAAACTTAAAGATATGGAGTATGTGAAAGAATATTATGACTATAGTAATGAAAAAGCTAAGGACGCACTTAACATACTTACAAAAGAACAAATTGAACACATTAAAAATGCCTTGAATAAAGGTGGGAGAACAAAGAGATGAGTGAAGAAATACAATGGTCGCCTGAAAGTATGTTAGAGGTCACTATCAAACAACCAGACGATTTCCTAAAAGTAAGAGAAACTTTAACACGAATAGGTGTAGCAAGTAGAAAAGATAAAACATTATATCAATCTTGTCATATATTACATAAACAAGGTAAATACTATATTGTACACTTTAAAGAATTATTTGCTTTAGATGGCAAGAAAGCCACTTTAGTTGAGAACGATATACAAAGAAGAAACACAATCGCTATCTTATTACAAGATTGGAATTTAATTGACATAGTTGATAAAACTGCTTCAGAAAATAAAGCACCTTTAAGTCAGATAAAAGTATTACCATTTAAAGAAAAGAAAGAATGGATTTTATCTGCTAAATATAACATAGGTAAAAAAGCAGAATCAACCGAAGAAAAACCAGACAGCGATGGAAGTACACAAGTTTAAAGATTTTATAACTGAAGCTAAAAGTAGTGATAAGTTACGTTTACTTATTATTACAGACGAGCCAGAGGAAGCAAAAACTTTTCACACTGCTGATAGATTAAGAGAAGAATGTGATAAGTTAGGTTTCAAACATTATCTATTTAAACTTACTGGCGGCTATACAACTTACGAAGACGGCATCCGCAAATTTCATAACAAAGACGATAAAAAAGGTTTTGAAATAGATAGAGATACTGTTGCTGTAATAAGAGGTTCTATTACACGTAGAGATAGTTGGATGGACTTTGTTTCTATTTTAGAACGTGCTATGGTAACTGTAGTCAATGGTAGAACTACAATCAATGTATGTGCCGACAAATATAGAACTTCATTAAGACTTGCTG